CATACCCTCGTTGGCAAGTCTGATACCTGCCTTCAGCAAGAGATTGGAGACTGTGTTCTGAGGATAGAAAGCCAGCGCCTCCTTTTCGACATTGTTCTTATTGTTCCTCGTGATCAACCAGAAGCGTCGATGATTACCGAACACAGAGACAAGATCCTCTCCACTATGGATCGCCTCGATGACATCCCTGCGCCAGTCTTGCACCTGTGGGATCATAGCAAAGAAACTGTCGATGTACGCCTGTGCCTTAGCTTCTGACATCTCAAACTCTATGGCAAGAGAGTAGGCCTCTCTGCCATAAGTGAGGCCAAAGACAACTGCTTTGGCTCGGATGTAGTCCTCCTTGTCCCTAACTCTGTCGAAGTCAGATCCATAAAGCTCTCGTGCGACTTCGACGTGGATGCTTCGTGAATCATCATCGAAGACAGATTTGAGGTAAGTGTCCCTAGCCAAAGTACAAACGACTCGAAGCTCAGCTTGCCGGTAATCACTCTGCCCAAGTACGCTCGTATCAGATCGAGGTATGAATAGTCCACGGAGACGAGACCCGCGTGTGACATTTTGAAGGTTAGGGTTACGACTAGAGAGCCGTCCGGTTGTGGTTCCATGGAGCAGGTAAGTTGAATGGACTCTTCCTTGGTAGAGTCGCTTCCGTGTACCTTTGACATAGGTTCCATAAGACTTGGCCTCTTTCTTGTATTCAAGATGTAGGTTCAAGAAGGTGTACAACGGTTTGTTACCCTTACGCATTGCTGCATCACGCACACGCTCTAGCGTCTCAGCCTGTGTATTTGGTACGCGCTTGTCAAAGATGTCCTTGAGCACTCGTTGTACTTGTTGCCAGGAGTTCGGATTGTATGCAGCGTCCTGAACCAGTCCACGCAGTAGTGTTCTTTGATTCTCCAGGAGCTCCATATACTCCGATGTGAGCTCGTCTAGGTACAATTGATCGACAGCTAGTCCATTACGTTCGACATGCATCAACATGTTCGACGCATCAACTAGGTGGTCATGTAGACCTCTGAGCTCCTCTGTTAGCTCCTCGTCGAACATCTGCCAGAGCAGATAGGTGTTATGCACATCGAAGGCATTGTAGCGATACAATACCTCACGCGGGATAACACTGTAGTCCTTTTCCTCTCCCAGGTAGTGTCCAATTACATGCTTCCAAGAAGGCGATCCTAACCGTTCAATTGCATTGTACTCTAGAGAGTTAGTTCCTCGTCTCTCATCGAGTGTATAGGAAGCAAGCATTGTATCGAACCATAAGCGGGCATGCGGAGCTATTGTCCACAGCCCCTGGAGGTCGAACTTACCGTTGTGCATTATGGTGCGACGCTCTGTGAGGAGGATCTCCAGGTAGTGTCGTACATCGGATTGCTGCAATGCATTCTCACCGATGACAACAACTTTGCCTGGAGCGATACCTAGACCGACACAAAGCAAACGATACTGTTCTGGATGGACTTGACTGAGATCCTTATCGACACCGATCTCGATGTCAACCGCTATAGGATCGTAACCTTTCTGGAGGATCTCCTTCAAGGCGTCCACTGCGAGATGGTCGTCGTATGCTACATACTCAGGAGGCTCCCAACTAGAACTTACATCCGGAGCGTCTATCTTTTTGAAGTCGGTGACGATGTCCGGAAAGACCCCCGAATTGTATAGCGCCGCTGCCGGATGGAAGGTAGGAATAATTCGAATTCTAGCACCAAGCCTTGGCGAGGTTTTGGGAGGTCCAACCCGAAGAGTTGTGATTCCTTCGCTAGTTGCAAGTAGCTGTTTCGAGGCAAAGTTACCCAGAGCCACCACCGTCTTAGGTGCCCTACTTCGAATTTCCCAGATGAGACGATCCTGGCAAGCCTTGATCGCAGCAGTCGGAGGATTGGCGTTATCTGGAGGTCGGCAGAGTACTGTGTTTGTAACAAAGACATCATTCCTATCGTGTCCAACATGTTCGAGAATCATATTGAGGAGCTGTCCAGAAGCTCCGATGAAGGGCGTGCCCTCCTTTGCTTCGTTCTTTCCGGGTGCTTCACCGACGATGACAAGATCAGCATGCTCCGGCCCATCAGAGGGACAGAACATACCATCCTCAAACAGAGGACAGTTCTCGCAGTCGGCTAGTTCATGCTTTCTCATACATTGCCCAATTGAGATAGGTTGCTATGTTCAAGTCAACCATCGATGGGTTATCATCCGTTCTGTGGAAGAAGTTCTTAGGACGCGGAATGTGTTCCGCGTTCAAGTTCATGTCTTCGAGTCCCATGTAGATGGGCAGACTCGTGTCGATGCCTCTGAACCCTTCGTTGTTCTTGGCTAGCTCCGAGAGAACAACTACCTCACGCAGCCACTGATTGGCTCCCAGGAAGTGAATGTTGTATCTCAGGTTGAAGCTCTCAGCGATCAACCACTCTGTCAGTTGCATCCTGAAGTGAGGGTCGATGGCATAGAGATGCCTTGGGATCCCTATTGTGGTGATGTACATAAAGGAGTTACCATTATCTAACGCTCGAAGACAGAACATGACTTCCTGTACAGTAGACCCTTGGACTACGAACATATACTGATAGTCAGGCTTGGCCAGACGTGCGAACCCCTGTGCCAGTGCTAGTGTCTCATTGGCATCACCTAGTACGTCAGGAACTACAATCTCATCTGCCTTAACCTGCTCCGCTAGTGTGAACAGATGCTTTGCACCGTAGGCTTGACCCTCGGCAGCACCGTTGTCCAGTATGACAAAGTCACCCTTCTCGCTTCGTGTCTGGTAGAAATCTCGATACTTCTTTAGATGGAACAAATTGGGGAGCACTAGGTGGTAGTTCGTCCTGCTCCCGTACCTCTCCAGTAAATGCGGCGGACATATCAATGCCACTCTCACGTGCGAACTCCTCTATTGCTCTGAGTCTAATGAAAAGGAACCTAGCATAGTTAGCCATGTCGGCTAGTTCCTCATAGATGTACTCTGGTAGGTTCACCTTCATGAAGTTCAGTTCGCCGTAGTCTATTGCGCCTTGTTCAGAGCGTTGCTGACATAGGTTGAAGAACTCACTGTTGTATATCTCCAGATCCGAATCTTTGCTCATTGTACTCTCTCTTTATCTGGTAGATCCTTCCTAGATCAATGTCCATAACGGCTGCAAGGTTCATCAGGTAGATGAAAACATCCGTTAGCTCGAACGCCATCGCTCTACGGAACTCGTCATCATTAAGGCTGTGAGTGCCCCGGATACCCTTCTTGACTAGGTTAGCAAACTCTCCTACCTCGCCAGCCATACAGAGAGCAAGGTAACCTACATCCTCAGCATGTTCAGGAAACCAACGCTTGCTGTCCGCTATACATTGTATGGCAATGTCTGTAAGGGACATGTCCTTGAACTGGAAGTCATCGATGGATTGCATTATAGAACTCTCCTCTTGGGTCGGCTCCAGGTCGGGGCTTCAGGAATGCTCCACGAAGCTCTGATGTTGTTGTCATAGTACCTGGTGATTGTACACCACGGATGGTCATACAGAGATGCTCGCCCTCCATGACAACAGCTACACCAACAGGGTCTAGTCTCTCTTCTAGGTATACGGCGATCTCACTGGTCAGGTCTTCTTGTGTCCACAGACCCTTGCTCATCCATTTGACAGCTCGAACCAACTTGCTTAGACCGGCGAGCTTATCCTTAGGAATGTACGCAACCCACGCATGACCAAAGAAAGGCAGAACGTGATGAGCACAGACGCTATGAAAGTCGATAGGACCGACAACCACCATCTCGGTGTCCGATTTGTCGTTTGGAAAGGTAGTAAACTTGAACTCGTTTCCGGGTAGTAGTATCTCTCTGAGTGCGTGGACATATCTCCTCGGTGTATCCTCCTGATGCGGATTGTTCTCTGGATCCCAAGCATCACCTAGGATTCCAGACAGCAAAGCTCTGACTGCTTCTTCCATTCGTTCGTCTGTATCCATTATTGTATGGTGTCTACCTTTCTGAAATGACTTACAGCAACCCTACATAGTGCTAGGTAGCTTGCCTCACCGTAGTCTAGACCGATCCAAGGCAGTATGACGACACGCTGCTCGGAGTCTCTTCCGTACAAATGTTCTGGGCGTGAGACAAACAGGTAGTCCTTCTTCCTGTAGTTATGGTAGTTCCTCCATGTCTGATACTGCTGATAATTTGACGCTATGACTAGTGCAATCATCGACGCCTCTCATTCGCTGGCCATAGGTGATTGTGCATCTGAACGTTCAGTATAGCCTCTGGAGCGTACTCAACAACCATCTCAGCTAGTTCGCCCTCGGTCAGGGCTTCTTGATCCCAAACAACACCGAAGTAAGCCTGCAGTCGTCTAGAGTCAGAACGCATCATGTCATTATAGGTGTTCAGTGCAACCTCTACATCGTATTCATCCTTACAGACGAACTTGATGACATCTTTGTAGGGGATCAGTAGGCTCCAGTTGCCTGTATTGAACGACCCATACTCTCCTGAACCAGGAAGCTTGTAGTCCATAACGACTGCCACTCGATTGTGTGCAGTCCAATCGGGCAACAGTTGACTTCCGTTGGTGAATAGGTCTATATAGGTACTGCCTCGTTCAAGATACCTTCCAACGAGTTCGCCAAGTTTACCAGCAGGCTGGATGAGTGGCTCGCCTCCTGTGAGACAGATACGTTCAGGTGTTTGAGGTATGTCACGTAGGATGTCATCCACTGAAGTAGGTCTCCAATGGTTACGCCATTTTGGATCAACCGCAAAAACTGTATCACATCCTTGGACGAGGTTGCCATCTGGAAGTTTACCGTAACCCCATCCGGGACACCTAAGGTTACATCCACCGAAACGGACGAAGGTGATAGGCCTTCCAACGTGAGGTCCCTCACCTTGTATACTGGAGTAGATTTCGACAACTTTAAGCTCCTTCATTTCTTCTGTCCTCTTGTCTTAACACCCCAACCCTTAGGTCGATATTCTGGAATAGTAACACAGCTCTGACGATGTGCTGTGCGTCCTTGTTCGTGATCTCGTACTTCTCTTTTGCATCTAGGACATGTGATCATCGTGACCACTTCGCTGTCGTCTTGGGTGTCTCAGACAGTGTTAGACTCTCAAGAATGTACCTTAGCGAAGGCAGTTCTTCTGCCTGAGCCTTGTTGAAGGCCTCTATGAGCCATGCACTAATCGCACATACCATGTTCTCTGCCGTTGTCAACATCCCAGGAAAGACTTCGTTCATGTCCTCATGATCAAGTTTGTCATCAACGATAGGCTTGACTATCTCGTTCAGATCGAAGTAGTTTAGTATC